CTGGCAGTAAATTGCGTATGATTTTTAAATGATATTCATTATTCAATCATAAGTTAATTCTTCTCCATCTTGCGAGCCATTGCAAGGTCTGCGGGACCTGCGTTATCAAACATGCTTGTGTAGGTTGGGGCACTCGCATCCTCAACGCTGTTTGTAGGACCAACCCGAGGCTTTGATGAGGCCGCCATCTTTGAGCGGTTCTCACGCTCATACATCTCACGAGCATCCTCGTTCTCCTTGTACTTCTTCATGAGAGTGTTAAGCTTCTCCTCTGCGTATTCCTGATCAGCAACATCTGCAGGAGCAGGATCCCAAGGAAGCCACTTTCCAACCTCACCTACAAAGATATTGTGAAGGGTGTCATTACGCTGTAGTTTCTTTGAACGGGCTACGGCCTCCTCATTTGAACTATACACACCACGAATCTTGAGTCCACGTACACTTGTACGGAACTCATTCTTAATATAAAATGACTCCTCAAGCTTCTCCCGATTTGTAAAAAGAAAGTCCTCGTAAAGCGACTTTAGCTTGGAGTCCTTGAGCTCGTCCTGTGTGTTCTTAACATGCGTCTGGAAACTGTCCATAAGGGTGTCAACCTGTACCCGACTCGCCCGAAGAGTCATTGCAACTCCACTGAGATCATTATTCTCCGCCTTGTCAGCCTCTGCATTAAGCTTATCATTAATTGACTTAGCCGTTGACATTAGAAAGGTTTCGAATGATGTTACACGCTGTGTATACTCAAAGGTTTCTAGAAACTTTGAGAAGAAGAATACATCCTTGTTTTCAAGGATCTTTTCAGGGCTTAGGAAACTAAGAAGACAGTACTTCTGCCCAGGGATTTCAACATCTTCCGTAAGAAAGTCTTCACGTGGCGTAGACATTATTATCTATAGTGTATTTTACAGGCGGTTTAAGTAGTAAATTTATGTTCTTTCCGGAATAAAATATTCATATTGAATATAATGGATCCCATGTCAGAAATTGTCAATCGTGTTATAAAGTATCTTGTCGAGGGACTCTTCGTTGCGGTTGCGGCTATTTTCATCCCTAAGCGCTCGCTCCCCGTTGAGGATGTACTCAGTCTTGCCCTTGTTGCGGCGGCTGTCTTTGCTATCCTCGACGTTGTTTCCCCGAGCATTGGGATGAGTGCTCGTGGAGGTGCGGGCTTTGGTCTAGGTGCAAACCTTGTTGGGTTCCCTATGCGTTAGGGAGACACGCTTGCCCCCTTCGCTCAGGCTTAACCCCTCATTTTGTTAAGGAGACACATGTGTTCCTTCGCTCACGCTTAACCCCTCATTTTGTTAGGGAGACACAAGTGCCTATGAAAAATCTCCATACATACAATAGAATGTCAACACTTTCACTCTTAGTTGTCGCTGTCTTACGCTCGCTTGTTGAAGGTCTTGCTGTTGCTATTGCTGCCGTCTTCATTGCCAAGCACGCCCTTCCAACAAAAGAAGTTTTCACACTTGCCCTTACGGCTGCGGTTGTCTTCTTTGTGTTAGATCTAAATGTAATGCCTCCTATTTACGGCGCCGCAGCCCGTAGTGGAGCCGGCTTCGGTCTAGGTGCCAACCTTGTAGGGTTTCCTGGTGCTAAATCGACTTAATAAATTCCCATGATAAATCTGAGCAAATTTTCTGCCAGATTTTATCCTGCACATATAACTTATCCCGGTTTTTAAGAAGTGGAAAACACGGTAAATACTCGTCAAGTTCAAGCAATTCACAGAACTTGTATAATACATACGAATATGAAAGGAAATTACTGCGACCCTTGGGACAGTGTGTCTGGAACGAGGGCTGAATTTCCTTAAACATGTAGCGCAACTTCTCTTCAACTTCACGACTCATAACAGGTGCAGTTTGCCCATTTAGACGATTAATAATGTGGGGGATATGCTCATAATATTTATTGAATTTCAATTTCTTGAGAATTTCCTTCACTTTTGATCCCTTTAGTGTACGGAAATCCATAATTCGCTCTTTCTTGAGTTCCCCAAGAATTGCATCATAGACCTCTTGGGGAATTTCAGTCGTCTCCTTTGCCTGAAATTGTGCGAGCCATTCATTAAAATGATTAATTCGCTTATAGGCATAATAACTAATTTCTCTTGGTGGATCCTTATAACTTGGCTTATCCGAATCAATTAGTACAAAGTCCTGATATCCACAAGTAGTACATGTAAAAATTGCCTCATTTGCTGAAAAGGTCATCTCGGTTTCACAGGTTGGGCAATTTCCAAAGGATTCGAACTCAATTTCATGAGATGTTCGTGTATGTGCAGGATCTACCCGCTGTAAATATTCTTCAAGTAATTTGTCTCTGTGTAATTCGTGACCAGGAGTTTTACGAACCACGGGTTGTTCTCCTTCATCCTTTGATGCACGCTCAAGGGCTGCCAAGATACTTCCAGGATTGGAACTAGAAGTAGAGCGTTTTACAGAGGCTTCCACGCCATTTTGAATTTTGTCCTGGATATCATAATAATTGTATAAAATTTCGCCGGTTTTAAGAAAGTAGTCATATAATTCATCATTTGACTGAATCATATTTACTTCACCCTCTAATTCAGCTTGCTTTGTTTTGAGGTCTAAGGCATCATTACTATTTGAATCCTCTATAGTTGATATTTTAGATACTATTAGTTTTATCTCATCACGCTTACTGGCAATTAGTGTATGTTTGTTCTTTAATTTATCAATTTGAAAAGTGTGCAACGCATCAAGAGTTGTACGTGCTTCTGGATTACTTCTTCGTGTAGGACGAATATTAAAAAATGCATTCTTTGCGGCCATTCTGGAGTTCAAGGGTTTGATTGTTTAGACCCCCTTTAAGGTATATTATCTAGTACTTATACAGTACCATATTTGCATTTAGAAAGAATTAATGTTTCTTAAATATTAATTCTTTCTAAAAATGTTTAATATTATTGAATTCCTAAAAACTCACGTCCAATCTTACTGGTTACAAACATGGCTAATCCGGAACCAATCTGAGCATAAAATACTGGACTTCTTTTTGTAGAACGTAATAAATAGAAGGATAACACAATAAAAACTAAGAAACTAAGCCAGAATAGACTTGTATAAGTATCAATTATCTAATATCTATATAAAATTTGCGACTACATAATTTTCTTAATTATTCTGTGGGGATATCCCGTAGTTTCTAGAACATCCAATTCTTTATATTTATTATTTAATAAATATAATTCAACATGATAATTAATATGAGGATAGTTTGTATCATCAACAATAAGTATTCCCCCCTTTTTTAAAAGAATATCGGCATTTTTCATATCACTTACAATACATTCTACGGAATGCCCTCCATCAATATGAACTACATCATAAGCCCCAATTAACGGTTGATTTGCTTCAATCCATTTAGGCATAGTTAAAAGTGAGTCGCCCTCTATATATTCGAAATTAACATGTGAAAACTGTGATTTAATATAGTTAAAACATGGTTGAATGTAAGCATGATCGCCTATATCAAATACTGTAAAATCTAAGGGGGTTTTATCTCTTCCTAAGAGCATTAGCATAGAAGAATGTCCTGCATTAAATCCTATTTCACATATTTTTGTTAATGCCTGCTTTCCACACCAAAAAAGATTTAATTGTTTGCTATATAATTCATCAAATACATTAAATGATGCATGATAATAAAAAGAATTACCTTCTAATACGACCTTTGATTCAATAACTAATGACTTTAAAGAATCTAATATATTTTTCTTTTCAATATTATGACTTGCATAATCATTGTGAATTGTTAACTCATTAAACTCTGGCATATATTAATAGATTAAAGTAATATATTAAAAAATATCCGGAGTCATACAACTTATCTGAAGCAAGTTCATATGCATATAAAGAATATATTATGCCAAGCGGTAATACTGTAAAATATCAAGGCTATGAAAATCTAGCGCTAGATGAACTAATTAAAACACATTTAGAAGATGATATTATAGTCGGAAGAGCAAACGTACCAACTATTTGCTATCATATTAATGATATAAAACATATTTACTTTCCAGACTTATTTATTAAATCTGAAAATAAAATTATAGAAATTAAATCTGAATGGACGATTCAGTTGAAAAAGGGGAATGTGCAAGAAAAGGCACAAGCAACAATAAAGGCTGGTTATAACTATGAAATATGGGTATATAATGATAAGAAAGTTAAAGTGGATATTAAGGTGTACTAAGTTATTTAAAGGAATAGTGAATAGTTCTTGGTTAAATTCAAATACCCCCGGCACGATTTTTAAGAATTTTCTGAAAACTTTTTTAATTTTTCCAAAATTTTTTCTGACGTAGAGGTATAACAATATGACAGGAGGAGGCCTTATGCAGTTAGTAGCCTATGGTGCGCAGGATGTTTACCTAACGGGTAACCCCCAGATTACTTTTTTCAAGGTCGTTTACCGCCGCCACACGAACTTCGCCATGGAGTCCATTGAGAACCCCTTCAACGGCTCCCCTGGCTTCGGCAAGAAGGTTACGTGCACGATCCAGCGCAACGGTGACCTTATCCACCGTATCTACCTCCAGGCCACGCTCCCCTCCGTACAGCTCAGCTCTGTCACGGACGGCTCTGGTGCCCAGTTCCGCTGGCTCAACTGGGTTGGCCACAATCTTATCAAGAACGTTGAGATTGAGATCGGTGGCCAGCGCATCGACAAGCACTATGGCAATTGGCTCCACATCTGGAATGAGCTCACGCAGGAGGCGGGCAAGCAGGCCGGCTACTCCAAGATGGTTGGCAATGTTCCTGAGCTAACAAACCTCCTTGTCAACGGCGGTGAGTCTTGCGACTCCGCCTGCGCCGGCGGTGAGCCCAATGCGCTCGGCGAGGTTCTCAGTTGCTCGCCCGAGTACACGCTCTACATCCCCCTCCAGTTCTGGTTCAACCGCAACCCTGGTCTTGCACTCCCCCTTATTGCGCTCCAGTACCACGAGGTTCGCGTTAACCTCGAGTTCAACGCGCTCCAGAACCTCTGCTGGGACTACGCCTCGATTGGCACGAACCCCCACGTCATCCAGCAGCGTGTCAACTCGGCGAACCTTGTCGCCGCGTCGCTCTACGTTGACTACATCTACCTTGACACGGACGAGCGCCGCAAGTTCGCCCAGGTTTCCCACGAGTACCTCATCGAGACGCTCCAGTTCACGGGCCAGGAGTCCATCACGTCGTCGTCCAACAAGCTCAAGCTCAACTTCAACCACCCTTGCAAGGAGCTTATCTGGGTTGTTCAGCGTGATTCGTTCACGTCGTGCGACGACACGGTCGTCAACGGCTGGAAGGGCCAGCAGCCCTTCAACTACTCTGACTGGTGGGACCGCTCGGTTCTTGAGTCTGGCTACTCCGTCACGCGTGTTGAGGGCATGGCTGGCAAGAACCCTGTAGTCACGGCGCTCCTCCAGCTCAACGGTCACGATCGGTTCCAGGTTCGTGAGGGTGCGTACTTCAACTGGGTCCAGCCTTACCAGCACCACACGAACGTCCCTGCCGTCGGCATCAACGTCTACTCGTTCGCCCTCCAGCCCGAGCAGCACCAGCCCTCAGGCACGTGCAACTTATCGCGCATTGATAACACGACGCTTCTTCTCACGGTCTCCAACAACGCTGTTGGTGCCACGAACACGGCGTCGGTGTATGTCTTTGCGACGAACTACAATGTTCTACGTGTCATGAGCGGCATGGGGGGGCTCGCGTACTCCAACTAATGAAATCCGGTTTGGATCTAATAGATTCCGGCAAACAATTATTTTTGTTTTTGTTTCATAAAAATTGATTTTAATTAAATACTACTAAGTTATTTAGAATGAATAACTCAATAGTATGTTCATGGAGTGAGAAAAAATGTGAAAAAACAGCAAAAAAGGATGGTTATTGTCTAAAACATCATGCACGTGGTATTCTTTTAGATGATGCAAAAAAAAGAGGTGTTCGTATATGCGATGATGGAAAACGAGCATGTAAAAAAGAAACTATAAATTCTAAAATGAAATGTGAAGAATGTCTTAAAATCATAAGAGAGCGAGAAGCAAAACAATATAATGAAAGAAAGGCAGAAGGTGTATGTACAATGTGTGGCAAAGAACTAGAAAAACTAACTAATGGAATAAAAGATGCTCTTATTCAAAAGTGCAATGCATGTTATTCTACAATGAGAAAGGTTGAAGATAATAGAGTAAGAGATAGAAACTATGCAGTTGAAAAGAAACTTAACCCTTTAACGCATTTTCGTGCATATGCAGATAGTGCTGCAAAAAGAAATATAGAATTTAATATAACTTTAGAAGAATTTACAGAAATAGTAACACAATGTTGCTATTATTGTAAAAAATATAATAAAAATGAAGTAATTGGTATTGATAGGATTGATTCATTTAAAGGTTATATAAAAAATAATATATTACCAGCATGTGAAATTTGTAATTCAATGAAAAAGCAACTTACAATGAAAGAATTTGCAAATCATATAACTTTAATTTATAAGAACTTTGTAAAAGATTTTACGGAAGAAACAAATACAATTGAAGAGGGATTACCATCATATAGGTTACGCCCAGTTAAAATAGTAGAATATTATTCTAAAAAGACTTTAGATAAATATATTGAATTATGTATAAATGATAATAGATCTGCATCATATATTCAAAAACTAACAGATGCAACTACATATACAATGACAAATACTGAGTTTAGAAATTATCTAGAGAATGCTGCAAGAACTGATGTAAGATCACAACAGTTAACTCTTAATAATGAACGTAAACGAATTCCTCGTAAAGAAATGTTTGCTTTACTTAAAAGTGATAAACCTTTAGAAGTTGTTAAAATTTATGAATCTGTATTTGGACCAACCATAAATATTCGTGATGATATGATAGAACTTGCAAAAGACTGGAATAATATATCTGGTACTGAGCAGAAGGCAAGATTTGATAAACATATTATAAAATATAATAATGCACGTGCATATAAAAATAAAAGTAGTTCAAATAATATAGAATAGACATATTGCAAACTTTATTTTTAATCACCATTACTAGACAATCTAGGCCCCAAATCAACATTTTCCGATTCTATACCAAATCCCCTTTCAAATGCAAAATCATCAACTTCTTTCGGATCTTTTAACCCTTTCGCTAAAGCTTGTCTATAGGACCAATATTTAGGTGGTTTTATTTTCCAATTTGCACAACCAGGAAGAGTTGCTATACCGGATGCATCAAAATCAAATAATTTATATGTACCATGCTTATCAATACCCATATTATCTGGTTTCCAATCAATATACATTATACCTAAACTTTGTAAATATGTCTTGGCAGCCTTAGCAGCCTCTAAAACCTTTGCCAGTGTATCTTTATCATTTATTTCATCAGGCAGTGGTGTTAGTTTCTCAATATCAATATATTTATCTGTAATATCAAATATTTTTACAATATTTTTATGCTGTTTATGTTTTTTAAGTATTTTATATATCTCATATTCTACAGGGCTACTGCTATATTTCCTGAAAAATTTACTACCATAACGCAATTCTTTTAAAAATATATTACCATAAAATCTCCCTTTTACATTGGCTAAGGTACCACTTGTATTATATTGTTGAGAGCGCAACACTTTTTTTGTTTTATTTTTTGTTGCGCTATTTTTATTAGACTTTGTTTGCATTATTTAATATTTGTTTAGAAATATTTTCCTTCTGTATCTTTATTTCAGTTCAACCGCCCCAGCAACTCGCTCACTCGGCTCCTTATACTTCAAGCCTAAAAATGCAAAAATATCCTTTTCATCTTTCATTAAAGGCACAGGCTTCGCATCAGGTACCTTTCCCGTTAACTTCATCTCATGCTCATTTAATGTATATCCAAGACTTAGCGCATGCTTACGAAATGCAACATTAAACTCTCCAGACCCTGTAAAATAGAGTAGCGCATACGGAAACTGCTCAACAGGTATAACAAGTAAATCAAGACGGCGTGCAGGCGACTCAGGCGTAAGACGCACAACCGCAAGACATTTTTGGTCACCCTGCGAAAGAACCTCAATCATATACCCAGACTGCTTCAAATCTTTCACATACTCTTGAAAAATCTCCTTTTGGTCAGAGCCGGCACTAAAATCCATTTTAATCAAAAAATCAATGTCACCTGATGACTCCTGGCCCCGCCGAAAAGATCCAACAACAGAACCCTCTTGACCAACATATAATTCCTTAATAAGCATTTTTTCATGCTTTTTCATTTCTTCACGTGGAATACGTTTTAATATATCATCATAATATTTGAGCCCAATCTTCTGACTCCTGTTAAGAAGTTTGGGATCATTTTCTGATGCGGCAGTAAGTTGCGCAATTGTTTTAATTCCTGATGCAATTAATTCTGCGGCCTTTGTCGGACCAACTCCATAAACACCTGATAATACTTCGACTGCATCTAAGGCCAAATCTTCTTTTGCCTTTTCCGCAGCCTTCAATTCACCCGTTGCAAGAATTTCCCCAATTTTCTCACGAATTTTTTTACCAATTCCAGGAATACCATCAATATTTTCCAACCGTTCAATTGGTCTTGAAAGAGCCCGAAGTTCTTCAATTACTTTTTTATAGGCCCTTACTTGGAAAACCTTTTTCTCGGCAGAATCTCTCTTCACTAAGATATTAAGAGCATCTATAATTTTGCTCTTAATATCTGCCATCTTATATTATATATATTTTAGTTTTTTAGGCGTTTTCAAGAAGTAGCCCATAAGTCTTAAATAATTCCTCAGTAACATAATGATATGTGAATGCAACATCTATCTTAGTAGACCCGTAATGACTATGAGGCGAACCATTAAATTTATTCGAATTAATTAATTGTATATTTGGAATTAATTTAATCCATGCACCCATAGTAACATCACCATTGCGTTCAAATGAAATTTTTTTCTTGTCAGTATTTAATAAATAATCTCTTAGTTTTTTATAAGCCACCTTTGTAAGACAGAATCCTGCACCACCTGACATAAAAGTAATAGGGTAAGTAAGAGTGTGACCAACATATAGTGGTAGTGAAGTATCCAAACCATTCAAGTAACTTTCTAACCGTTTCGGAAATACAAAAGTATCATCATCTACAAAGACTACCCAGTCATAAAGTTCCAAATCATTTTCCCTAATATACTGGTAATAACGATGCGGACACGATTCATATCCGTCGCCAACATTCATGCAACCAATTTTCGGATCAGTAGAACCTATAGAACCGGTGAGTACAATATATGAATCTATATTTTTAAGCCAAGATGCACGCTGCCATTTTAAACGAGTTTCTAAAAATGGCTTGCAAGATAGAATTACGTAGAAGATGGACATATTTTCTATTGGTATGTAATTAAATTTATGTGTATACATTACTCAAAGTCTTTTTCATATTTTTCAATAAGTTCTAGATTTGGTGGATTACAGACCCGTTTCTTCAAAATAACCATGCGCTTATCTACAGTTTTTTCAATAATCTCAAAATAATTTAAAACAATGTGATACGATGACCGATCTAAAAAATCATCAAATGCAATTAAAGCATTTTCATGGAGCATGTCAAAACATTTTAGGCAACATGCAACACGAAACCGCCCATCAATAAGTACAAAATCAATATTTAGCCCCTTATAATCACATATTGCTTCACTATATTTCTTCCAATCTTCTAAACTACTTTTAGGCCCAGGACGCCCCCATTGTGTTCCTATAGCGTTTATATCAATATGTAGATATGTTAAGCGATCATCAAGTCCTATAGAGCTCTTAATCTTATTAATCCATGCTAAATCACTTTCAACACATATAATGCGCTTCAGATTAGTCCTTTTGTAAGCCTGGTATGTTGAACCACCCGAACCAAATTCAAAATAATTTGTCGCCTTGTCCAAATATTTATAAAACATTTGCAGGTCATTTGGGGCAATGTGCGGTTCCATTTTCTAGAATATAGTTAGAATGAAACTTTTATATAAAAGTGCAAAAAGTTTAATTATAATATTAATTTTAGTAGCTATTATATTTTATAATATAAATACTTTAGAAAACTTTCAAGGAAACACACTAAAGACCCTTGAAAATCTACCAAGTTGGATCATATATTTAGCAATTATAATTGGTATGATAATTGCACTTGGTACATTAGTTGCAAAGATATATCCTTATGTTTTAGGTATAGGTGTAGCCAGAGAAGGTATTTCAACTGCTGGTAATGTAGGTAGAAAATGGATTAATGCAGCATATGCAAAACCCGCCCCTACACCTTCCGTACCACCCCCCGTGAGCAGAAGAAATAATCCACCCCCCGTGAGAAGAAATAATA